AGTTCATGGCGTCTACTCCGAAAACGGCTTCGGAGTAAAGCCAGAGCGGTAAAAACGGCACCAGCAGATCACTTGCGCAAAGCACATACTTCTAAATTCTCCAGTAACTCCGAAATGGATATTTCTGCCATGTGCGTCTTGACATAGCAGGATTATCCTGCTATGCTTCGTTGTGTAAGGCGAACAAATCCGGCGGATAAATCCGCCTAACCCAATGATACACCAGGACGGGGTACACCAACAATGGCGGTAACCATGCCAATCTCGGACGGGAAACCGGTTCAGCTCGAACTCTGGTCGAGGCCCGACATCGACCCGACGATGAGGTTGAAGGCGGCCATGCGCGAGGCATTACGTCTTTCCGGCCTGTCCCGGGAGAAGGTTGTACACGATATCAACGATCTGGCAGGCGAAACCGGTCTGACAACGAACGGCCGGGGCGCGAAGATAACTCTCGATGTGCTGGAAAAGTGGGTGGCGGCAAGCGCCGATGCTCACCGTGTACCCATCCATTACCTTCCGGTTTTCTGTCTGGTCACCCGGTCATTTCTGCCATTGGAAGTTCTGGCAGCCTCGGTCGGCTGCCATGTCGTAGGGGCTGAAGATATGAAACTGCTGGAATGGGCGCGCATCGAGACCACGAGAAGGAAACTCGGGCGCGATGCGCGCCGCCTGGCCCAGGAGGTTGGAATCAAATGAACACGCGATTTGTCGAGATTCGAAAATGGCTTCTCGATCGCGGCCTCAAGCAGATCGAGATCGCCCGCCAGGCCAAAGTCGGCCGATCGACGGTGAACGGATTTTGCAAGGGGTTCACCACAAGCCGTCGGCTGCGTCAGGTTTTCGAGGATCTGGGATGCCCCCAGGAAATACTGGACCGAAAGGTGGCGTGATGAAAAAACAGAAGCAGACCAAATCCCATCCGATACACGACATCTGGATTCTGGCGCGCGCAAAACTGCGCGACGGGAAGAAGTATTACGGCGCGTATCCCGCCGGTTTTCCCGAACGAGCGCGGATCGTGCTCGGAGCCGGTTTGCAGACACCGCTGTTACACGTTTGTGGCGGCATGGCGAGATATTACGCCTACCCCAACGGTTTCGGGCCGTATGACAAGACGCTCGATCTCGATCCGGCGACGGAACCTGATTTTCTTCAGGACGCTCGCAAGCCGTGGCCGATGATCGAACACGATCCTCCTCTTGTCTATGCGAAATGGCGAGCCGTGCTGATCGACCCGCCGTATTCCGAGCTGGATGCGGATAAATACCGCGTTGGCCGGTCGGTTCTGCCGACGCCTGCGGAACTACTGCATCGTGCGGTCGAGGTCACCGACAAGGGCGCTCGCGTCGGCATTCTGCATTACCAGTGGGCGCGACCGGTCGCCGGCCTTCGGCAGATCGGTATCTACACGGTTTTGACCGGCTGCGGAAACAAGGCCAGGTGCTTCACGGTTTTCGAACGCATGGAGGTAGAACAATGAAACACCAAACCCAAGTATCGGCTCGGCGCGACTACAAGATTGGTCTTGATGAAAACCACAGGCATTTTGATCTGAGGAAAGAGCCAGGGCGTATGAAAGTTCTGCCGGAACTGTTGGAGCTTTTTGCCAAATACTATCTCCATGAGAGTCGACCATCCCTCGCAGTCACCTGGCGGCATACACTCCACTTTGCCCTTCACGACAAGCCCGGCACGACGCCCGAGACATTTCCGTCGGTAAGCGCGTTCTATCGCGCGCTCCAGAATCAGTATGACAAAAGCATCATATATATGCTTCGTTATGGTCAACGAGCATGGAACCGTCACTGGCTGCTGAAACAAGGCTAGATGCTTCACGGTTTTTGAACGAATGGAGGAATGACAATGAATAATCAATCCACGCACGCAATGGTTCGGCGCGACCCTCAGACCGGTGATGCTTACGTTTTTGATTCTGATGATCGCTTTATAAGCATCACCAAAGAACTCAATATCGTTTCTTCTCGTATTCCGCCTTATGAAGCAACTATCGAGCCCTTAGAACACGTATTCAAGCGCATTTCAAAAACGATCCATTCTACGGAGGGCAAGTGATGCTTATCGCCGTTGATTTTGATGGAACGATCGTTCCCGATGTCTTTTTCCCCGATAAAGTTCCCGATCGGTTCATGCCGGGTGCCAAGGAAGCACTGACTGAACTGCATCGCCTCGGTCACACGCTCGTCCTCTGGACTCTTCGCGATCAGCACTGCGGCGCGCTCATCGGCACACTGTTGACGGCATATACATTTCTGAAAGATAACGGCCTCGATTTTATCAAGCTGCCCTCGGAAATCGGCTATTCGCCGTCAAGATCACCGAAATTCCCGGCTGATCTTTATATCGATGACAAGATCCCGGGTGGTTTTCAGGGCTGGGATTACATCCTGCGTGTGTTGTCGGGCAGTAACAATGCGCCGGGGTCCATCGCGTTTTCTCTTTCAGCAGGACGGCCTAAAGCTTCGCTTTCGCCATGTGCCCTCCAATGGGACCTCAGTTGTTTCGGAAATTGGCATCGATAAAGCGGTCTGAGAAGGAATTGAAGAACGGTTGATACTGGGTTGTTGAAGAACGGTTGACGAGGAAACAGGGATGAAATCGTGGTTCACGGCGCTTGAGATTGCTGGCTTGACTGACGTTCCAGGGACGGAACGCGGCGTCCAGCTTGCTGCAAAGCGCGAGGATTGGCAACCTTGGCGACAACGCCAAGGGAAAGGTGGCGGCAGGGAATATCACATTTCAGCTCTTCCACCTGCAACGCGATCAGATCTCATTAAGAAATATGCTGTTCAAGAGCAGCCGATTACCGAAATCCCCCCCGCCGCTGATGAGCCGACCGCTCAGGATTTTGCCGATTGTATCCCGAATACTATTGAAACAGATGCCGCCGCGTATGATCACGCGCCCGACCATTCCCGCCGCAAGGCCGATAAATACCTGACGATTCTGACCGCCTGCGAAGGGCTTTTCGGTCGCGATCTGATCACGTTCGTCGAGGCCTGGAACCGCGAACACCCGAGGATGCTCACGAGCTACCCGAGCATTCTCCGGGCGCGGAAAACCCGCGAAGCAGCCGGTGTCGGCGGGCTGCTTGGTCGCTGGGGCAAGAGCCAGGGCGTGACGAAGGTTTCGCCGGAATTGCTGGAGTATTTCGCGAAGCATTACCTCCAGGAAAGCCGGCCCTCCCTCGAAGTCACCTGGAAACGCGCCCTCGGGCTGGCCCTTCACGACAAGCTCGGCACCACACCTGAGACGTTTCCATCGGTCAGCGCATTTCACCGCGCTCTTCAGAATCAGTATGACAAGAGCGTCATCTACATGGCGCGATACGGCCAGCAAGCCTGGAATCGCAGATATGCGGCCTATATCGAGCGCGATTATTCCTCTATGCCTGCCGGCGAATGCTGGGTCAGCGATCACGCGCAGATCGACGTGCTCGTGATGGCCGGCGATAAGATCGTCGCACCCTGGCTCACTGCCTGGCGCGACCTGAAGACCGGCAAGTTCCTCGGCTGGTATATCCATGCCGAGGCCCCGAACTCAGACCACATCTTCCAGGCGTTTTATAACGCCGCCATGCAATACGGTCTGCCAAAGCACGTCCTGATCGATAACGGCAAGGACTACCGCTGCAAGGATTTCGCGGGTGGCCGGGCGTTTCACAAAGTGAACGTCGAGCCCGACAAGGCCCGGCCCATGTTGCTCCTGCTCGGCATCGAACCGCATTTTGCCCTGCCGTATAACGCACAGACGAAGCCGATCGAACGCGACTTCCTGAAGGTGAAGGAGTGGTTCAGCAAGGCTCATGTCGGTTATCGAGGCGGCGACGTGATCGAGCGTCCCGAACGCCTGGCGGCAGAAGTGAAAGCCGGCAGCCTCATCGACTTCGAACAACTCGAAGCCGGTCTCGTCCGGTTCATCACCGAGATTCTGAACAAGACGATGTCCGAAGGAAAGGCCCTGCGCGGCCGGTTCCCCGACCAGGCGTGGGCCGAAGAGTTCAAGACCCGCCGGGAAGTGCGGCGTGACGCGCTCATGCTGTTCTGCATGCGCAGCTCCGAGAATTACACGATCGGCCGCAACGGCATCCGGGACAGCAAGCTCGGCATCAGCTACTGGGGCGAATGGATGTCTGGATCTAAAGGCAAAGTTGTCTACATGCGTCGCGATCCGAAAGCATTCCAGGACGCCTGGGTCTTCGACGCCGCGACGAATGCGTATATCGCTCAAGCGGCTCTCGTGCCGGTCGTCCCGGTGCTGGCTCAGACCGACGTCGAACGGCAGATGCTCCAGGAGGAGTCGGCCCGCAAAAACCGCGATCGCAAGATCGCAAAGCAGAAGGTGCGGCAACTCACGGCGACGCCTGCCGCTGAACAGCAGTTTTATCTCGAAACGGCAACGGCCGCCCTGGCCGCGTCGGCCCAGCAGCGCGCCACGGCCTGCGGATGCGTCGCCGCCCCGACCGTTGCGACGCCTGTCAGCGTGATCGTGAACACGGCCATGGACCAGGTCGTTATCGAGCGGGAAAAGCGCGAGCAGGAAGGCAAAGCAGACCTGGGCAATCTCGTGCGGCTGCCTCAACCCAAAAAGAAGCTCTACCAGTTCGCCTCAGATATGAAACAGGACGAACTGGATAAACAAAACAGGAGGAACATCGACCATGACTGAAACCGGAACTGACCTGCGAATCAAACTGCGTGGCCTTCTCGATCAGGACAAGCTCAGCATTACGTCTGTGGCGCGGGGTATTGGCCTTTCGACGGCCACGATCAGCCAGTGGCTGAACCACAAGTATTGTGGCGACGTGAAGAAGGTAGAAGAAGCCGTTCGAAAGTTCCTGGCCTTGCAGGAAGAGCGTAAAGCCCGTAAGGAAACGTCATTGCGAGATCCCGGCTTCATTCGAACTTCCGTTGCCGACAAGGTCTTCGAGGTGTCGAGCATCTGCCACGTGGACGGCGAGATCGGCGTGGTCTGCGGTGATTCGGGGCTCGGCAAGACGACGGCAGTGAAGCAGTTCGCTGCCGAACATGCTGGCGTGATTCTGCTCGAAGCGGACCTGGGTTATACGGCCAGGGTGCTCTTCAAGGAGCTTCACAAGGTTCTGGGCCTCGATGGAGTCGGCTCGCTTCACGCGATGTTCGAAGAAGCCGTGGCCAGGCTGCGCGGCACCGGACGCCTGATCATCGTGGATGAGGCAGAGCATCTGCCGTATCGGGCTCTCGAAATGCTGCGCCGGCTGTATGACCGTGCCGGGGTCGGCGTTGTCCTGGTCGGTATGCAGCGGCTGCTGGGCAACCTGCGCGGCCTGAAGGGTGATTACGCCCAGCTTTACAGTCGCGTCGGCGTGAAAGCCATCCTTTCAGTTCTTCGCTCAAGCGATGTCGAAGAGATCGTGCATGCCGCGCTTCCCGGAAGTAACGGCCTCTGGAAATCCTTTCAGGCGGAAACGGACGGAAACGCGCGCGTGCTGAACAAGCTCATCAAGCGGTCCGCTCGCATCGCTGAAATCAACGGCACCGAGATCACATCCGACGTCATCAAGGCCGCGAAGCAGACCCTGATCGGGTAACGGAGGCGACATGGCGAGCAAAGAACAGATCAAAACGATCCACGTTCTCATCAATGCCCTGCGCATCGAGGATGACGTGTACCGGGGCCTGCTGGAAGGTTACGGCGTCGCAAGCTCGAAGGATCTCTCCTTCGATAAGGCTGCGGCGCTGATCAGCCGCCTCGCGACCGACGCGCAGTCGGCGGGTGTCTGGACACCGAAGCAAGGCCCCAAGCGGTATGAGCACCTGGACGCCCGGTCCGAGGAGTGGGCCAGCCCGGCGCAGCTCCGGCTGATCGAGGGGCTCTGGAACGACGTTTCCTACATGTCCACCCAGGGTGAGCGGAGACTGGCCTTACGACGCTTCGTCGAAAAGCGGTTCGGCTTCTCGGCCCTCGAGTTCATCCCGGCGAAAAGCGTCCGGAAGATCGTTCAGACCTTTGAGGCGATGAAAGCCGAGAATGACCGCAAGAAAACCGGTGGTAAAGCAGCCTGAAAAGGCATTTAAAGACCGTTTAAACAGAGGAAAATTATGAACAAAGAACAGATCTACGACACGGAAATTGCCCCGCTGATTACAAAAATTTTCGAATTATGCAAAAAGCACGGCATTGCGATGGTTGCTGATTTTGCCATCCCAACCACTGAAAATCCTTACCTGGGGTGCTTCACCTCCTTACCGGACGAAAACGGGAAGCGCAATGATTTTCATATTCAGATAATGGTTCTGAAAGCAAACGTCGCATTCGCCGCGATGGCGATCAGAACCATGAAACGCGATGGTGAAACAGAGCATACGACTTCCATCACCCCAAATTAATTTTATACATAGGAGACACTATGGATATCGGAACGATCGAAAAGATGACCAAGGATTACGCCGACGCGCGCGGCACACTCACGGGGCGTGTCACCGAGGTGAACGACGCCATCGATCTGATCAAACGGCGGTATCTGCCGTTGATCAAGCATGCCGTCAACACGGCAATGGAGCGAAAGTCGAAGCTTCAGGGCGAGATCGAGAACAACCCGCAGCTCTTCAAGAAGCCTCGCACCCTGGTTCTTCACGGTATCAAGGTCGGTTTCCAGAAACAGCGCTCCGGCATGGACTGGAACGACGACTCGTCCGTCGTGAAGCTGATCCGCAAACATTTTCCCGAACAGGTTGACGTGCTCGTGAAGATCACGGAAAAACCGGTTCAGTCGGCTCTGAACCAGCTCACCGTAGGGGATCTCAAAAAACTTGGCGTATCGGTCTCGGAAGGCGGGGATGAGGCGCTCATCAAGCCGACCGATACCGACATCGACAAGCTGGTCGCGAAACTGCTGGAGGATGAGCCGCAAGCGGCGTGAGGAGGACGAGATGCAGGGTGTGCTGTTCCCGGAGGACAAGAAAAAATCCGGTCCGAGCGCCGTCGAGCGCAAGGGCCAGATCACGATCGACGATATGCCCAACGACGACATGCGGCTGGTGGCCGAAACGCTCGGGGTGCAGGTCGCCGTCGACCTCCTCAGGCATCTGGGCGGCATCACCCTCAGCATTCCGAAACGCGGGCTGGGAAAACTCGCTGAGCGGCTGATACGCGCGGAATACGACGGCAGCAACGCCAAGCGACTCGCAGTGCAATACGGGGTCACGGAACGCTTCGTGCAGATCGTGGCGAACGGGCAGAAAGGAGAGCGGGACAATGACTGAATTCGAGGCACTGGGGAGATACACCCATTATCGGGAAATGGCGGAAGCGCATGCAACCGGCATGCTGACTGGCCTGGATGGCCTGAAGGATCTGATTCGTCAGACGGAACGCGACCTCGACAATTTCAATGTCGATCGGGCTTTGGCGTTGCTTCTCGTGGTCAAGCAATCGTGCGGCCACTTGAAGGACTTCATCGAAAAAGCGAACACCGCCGCGCAGATCTGCGGCCGTCAGCCGATCAGTCGGAGTATTGCCTGATGCGATTGACATGCCCTTCCTGCGGCGCTTCGGCCTCGTTTGATGCCTGGCAGAACGATGCGGCGTGCCGCTCGTTTTGCCAGGCGCTCATCGGGCTGCCGGGCGCGGTGCAGAATCGGGCATTGGAGTATGTCGGCCTGTTCCGCCCGGCCAGCGGCGCGGGACTGTGCTGGAAGAAGGCGCTCAAGATCGTGAGCGAGCTGGCGGCAATCGTAAGCGCCGGAGACATCCAATGGGATGGCGGCGAGACCCGGCCCGCCCCGCCGGATGTCTGGGCGGCGGCGATCGATGCGGTGATCACGCGGCGGCCGGAAGCCCTGAAGAACCACAACTATCTGCGGCATACCGCCTGGTCGATGGCCGAGCGATACGCACGCGAAGCCGAACGCAGGGCAGAAGATACCGCAAGGCAGCGGCGGCCGACGCCGCCGGTCTCGAACCCGGCTCGGCCGGCCGCTGTGCCCGCGCCGGCGAGTGCGGAGCCGAAGCCGCAATATACCGAGGAAGAACGGCAGCTCGGCTTGCGCAGGATCAAGGAAATGCGTGAAAGCAAGGGGCGCCTGGCCGATATGGCCGGGACGCTTGCTGAAAAGAAAACGCTGCCCGGGCGAGGCCAATCATGACCAATCCGGCTGATTACCCGTTTGAAGTGGTCGTGGACCACATCGCCTGTCTGGTGAAACGTCAGAACTCGCCGGCAGATGCGTGTGCAGCTCTCGAAGCGCTGGTCGCAAAGCAGCAATCCTGGACGGACCGCATGATCATCGAACGGGCCGCCCGGCAGCTCCTGGTGATCGAAAATTTTAAAGCAAGGTGCCGAGTATGACTCGAACCCCCGAAACAACCGTTACCGAAGACCTGCTCTTCGCGATTCGCGACGAAGCCGCGCGCGGCCGCACAGTCTATGGGCCGCATCACTCGGCTCATGAAGCCTGGGCAGTGCTCCATGAGGAAATGGACGAGCTCTGGGACGAAGTGCGGAAGAAATGCCCGGATGACGAGGCTATGGTGCTGGAAGCGCTTCAGATCGCGGCCATGGCGCTTCGTTTCATCCAGGACATCTGCCCCGAAGGAGTCACAAAACGAATATGCAAACAGCGCCGGGCAACCCTTACAGTGCTCCCGAAGACCCGCTGAACAAGCGCGTCATCGAAGTCACCGACGCCGTGAACGCCTACCTCGCCGCCCTCATCGATGGCGATGCCCAGGCGATCGAAGAAGCCTCCCGCCGCTGGGAAGCCCTTGCAGACAAGGATTGAAAGGAACACCCATGAACGCAAAACTGAACGCCGAATTGCTGCACATTTTGCAGCACTCCCTTGGAGTTAATGAATACGGGCAAGGCTCGAAATATAGAAATCACTTTTGCGCCGGGGGAAAGGACGAGCAGAAGTGCCGAGAGCTTGTTTCGATGGGCCTCATGACCGAGAACAAGCGTTTCCCAAGCCCATTATCCGGGGGTTCCCCGGTATTTCACGTTACAAAAGAGGGCGAAGCTGCCATCGAAAAGTTCAGCCTGAAGCCTCCGAAGCTGACGCGCAGCCAGAAGCGGTATCGCAGATATTTGGACATGTCTGATTGTTTCGAGAGCTTCAAGCACTTCCTGCATTGGGATATGGAAGGAGGCAGGGATGATACCGAGGCTGCGCCAGATCCGCATTGAGAAACGGGTCACCATGTTTGACTTGTCGAAAAGAACCGGCTTCGGAGTGGTCGACATCTGCAGAGTCGAGCGCGGCAAAGAAGCGGGCAGCCCGGAGTTTTTCCAAAAATGCGGGGAAGTCCTTGGGGTGAGCGCGACTGAACTGGCGGCAAAGGATGAGACGGAAAGGGACTGAAAATGAGAATTAATCGATATTTGATCGGCCGATGCCCTGGATGCAACTCAATCGTTGCAGCAGCGCTCATCGCAAACACGGAGGAATCACGTCTCTCGGCTTGGAACGAAATGCTGAAGGCAGAAAGCGGGCTTGCAATCTCTGAAATCGCGGTTCCCGGAGACGTAGATGGACCAGTTATCCAGCTCTGCCAGTGCCAAAAATTGATCGACCTTCTCCGTGCCGAGAAGCGAGCCATGCAGGCGCAGCTTGACGCCGCAGGTCGAGCAAACAGGCAGATCGCCGAGGAGCTGGCAGGAAAAAGTGCCGAGGTCGAGAAGCTGCGCAAAACGCTGGTCGAATCGATGATAGCGCCTGAAGCGTTGCTCATCGCTGGAAAGCCCGCCTGCATCGCGCAGGAAGTTTGGGGCCAGATTGTCAGGTCGGTCGAGATCGCCCGGGTTGCCCTCGGCAAGGTCTGACTCGGTTGATCATGGCGCTGCCGGCGGATGTGTTTCGGGCCAGACTGTGGGCAGCTCAGTGGGAATATCTCGATCGACTGGCAGCGCGAATAGACCGGTAATATGAGCGGCAAGGCATTCTGAAACGGCGGAATGGTCGGGATGAGCGGCACGGTCACCGGAAATCGAAACATACGATGAAACAGAGAAAGGGAACATGAACATGGAGAAGAACACGCCGATGGACAACGTCATCAACTTCAAGGACAAACTCAAGGCCGCGAGGCACAAGAGCCATTGCGCCGATGGCGCGAGCCCGAGTGGCTTCACCGGCACCGCCGGCCTGTATTGCGAAAATCCCGACTGCTGCGCCCGCGAAGTCGACATCCTCATCAAGGAGCTTGACCGCAACGTCAGCAGCATGCCGCGCTGCCCCTTCTGCCTGAAGATCCTGGCGACGCTCACGATCGAGTGAGAAAAGGAGAGTTGAAGCATGGGTGAAATGATGGAACAGGCTGTTCTCCGAATGCCGCCAGAACTCTGGTCGGGCGACATTGTGGACGTGAAGCAGCGGCACTTCCGATATATTGCAGCGGCTGATGCGCTTCTGAGGCTGCGCTCCGTCAACGCGTCGCTGGTTGATGCGCTGAAGGCAGTAGCCATGGGCGTGATCGTGCCGCCGATGATGTCCGAACAGGCCAGACAGATGATGTCCTGGCAGGATGCCGCCAGGGCCGCCCTTTCCCGCGCCGAGCAGCTTAGGCAGGAGACATGCGTGTGGAGATATGAAGGCGAAGGGGAATATCAGACAACGTGTGGACGTTTTGATATGTCTGGATCGAGCTACAGGTTCTGTCCCTTTTGCGGGAAGTGGATCGAGCAGGGCAAGAAGGCTGATAGGAGACAAGGATGAGTTGCGCTGTTCCTGAATCCATTCTCGAGAAACTCAGGAAGATTAAACTGCTATCCGAACAGGGAATTGGTGGAGAAGCTCGGAATGCGTTGTGCAAACTGGAAACCATGCTGAAGCAGCACGGTTTAACGATGAACGACTTGGCGAAAGATGATCTGAAACAATATAACTTCCCATATAGCACAATGACGGAAAAGAAATTGCTCGTTCAGATTGCGGCTTCGATATTGAAGTCAACAACATTTCGTGTATTTGGCGTCGAAAAAAGAGGTCGGGTTGCGCGTATCCTTGTTTTGGAACTCAACGCAGTTCAATATTATGATATATCGATGGCATTTGCCTATTATAAAAAAATACTGAAAATAGAACAGAAGCGCCTGTTGTCTGCTTTCATTCAGCAGCATGAGCTGTATCCGCCTTCGAATGGTGAATGTCAGACAAAAGTGAGCGCGGAAGAGGCCTCCAGGCTGGCTCTGATGATGGCCGGGCTGGTAGAAAAATCTTTTATCAAGCCGGCCACGGCCTTGACTTACACTACCCGCGACGTTTGAAGGCTCTGCCGATGATTTCCATCAAGCGAAAGGAGTGTTGAAATGAATTACTGGAAGGATGTAATGCCACCTGCGTGCTGGGAATGCCGATGCAGGTCTACTTGTCAATACCCTGGAGGCTCTGAGCCGATTGTAAGCTGGCACACCGATGAGTGGTTTTCGGGGCTTCTTGCGCGCCGAATCTGGGAGCGCAAAAAGACGGCCCGAACCATGCTGAGATATCGTCGCAATGCCGTAAGGAGGCATGGAAGAATTAAGATGAATGACGAAAAATAGGCCGCAACTCCTCTGAAAACACGACCGCCCCGGGCAGATGCTCGGGGCGGTCGCTTTCGTTCTGCAATCTGATTTACCGATGGGCATCCATTTGGTCCTTGACTTGTCTATCCGAACGCGGAGCATCAATTTGGTCCTTGACTTGATTAACCGAATACGGAGCGTTCATGAAGTCCTTGACTGTGATTTCAGGCCGGATGCCGCCAGCCTGAATAAAATCCATGGTGATCGTTCCTGACTGGAGAATATCCTTCTCTACACCAGTCTGGGGATGTATTCCCTTCAGTGGTTTCATCGTATCTTCCTTTCTGATCAGTCTGCGCGCATGATGTGATCGAGGATGGTGGCGCGGATCTCGGTGAGGTCTTCGCGCTGGACGACCAGGAAGGGGCGGGCGGGAATGGTGACCTTGTAATCCTTGGCTTGCTTCTCGATGGCGCGCTTGCGGTTCTTTTTGGCGAAAACGGCCAAATGGCGGAGTATTCCTTCTTTTCCCTGCCGAAGCAATTCGCCCTTGGCATTCGTTTTCAAACGGACGGTTTTCCCGTGAACCTGAATGACTCCGCCAAACTGGTGAATTGGGGCATATTTAACGTTCGTGCGAACAATGACCGAATCCTTCGACGATTTCGCGCGAATCGACGCAGAGAGGTGTCCGCTGACCTGGAGGATTTTCCCCGGCCATGAACCGGCCTTCTCGCGGCGCTTTTTTGTCGACGTGGCGAGATCCTGCCAGCTTGATGAGCCACCCATCACGTCGCCCGACGTCCCGGAATACCGGCCGCCCACCTCGAAGTTCCTCTCGACCGAGTTGAGAATGAGCTGGCCGATCGAATCCATCGGGGCGCGAAGGTTACTCAGGCGCTTTTGAAGACGCTTTAAAAGGTCTTTGACGCCCTCGTCTTCGAGCTTGAGGTCGATGATCGAGTTCATTTCGTGCCCGTGCGCCTGCGCATTTCTTCGGCGTCGGCCCGTTCGAAAGTGATGCCGTTGTCGCCAGAATAGGGCGTCTCGTGCTGGTGTTCGCCCTGAAGGATTTCCATCGGGAT